ACTTTAGAGTGGACTATTGAAGGTGATACTGCAATTTTGTCTAAAGTAGAAGATTATAAAGATATATTGTTTTCAATAGAAGAACTTTATATGTCATGCTGGGGTATAATTGATGACCTTAAATGGCATACTAAGGATGATTATTATATTAAAGGTTTAGTTGAAGTATATAATTTCAAATTCAAGAAACTTTGGGAAATAATAGAAAAACTTTATAGAAAATAAAAATGAATAATAATAATAATAAATATTACTGTGTGCTAGATAAGCACAATAATTTGTATTGGTCTTATAATAAACTTGATGCTGTATATTGGCATATTCGGTATGACCATAAAAACCCAGCAAGATTCCTTGAGCTGGATAGACTACTTCATGATGTTAATAAGTTGGTGAATATTGACAGATGGGAAAATTCTTAAAACACACAAGTTGTCCTAAATGTGGTTCTAAAGATAATCTTGCCATTTATGCAGATGGTGGTTCTTTTTGTTTTACTCCTAATTGTAATTACTACAGTAAATTCACCCAAAATGTGGATAATATAACTATGGAAATGTCAGGCACTCCAGGCCCCATCAAGGACCGCCGGATTACTGAAGCTACCTGTAAAAAATATGGAGTAACAATAGAATATGACCCTAATGGAAATATTAGCAAGCACCACTATCCTTATTATCACTCTCTCAGCGGTGACCTCATACTGGTCAAGACTCGATATGTAGCTAATAAAAAGTTTACATGCTCTGGTATTAGTCAAGGTGTAGGTTTATTTGGTCAAAACATTTGTAGAGGGGCAGGCAAGTACATCACAATCACAGAAGGTGAACTGGATGCCTTGGCCGTATCTGAGATGTTTAACAATAAGTGGGATGTCGTGTCCTTGCGGACAGGGGCATCTGGTGCCCGTAAAGACATTCAAGAGAACCTTGATTGGCTTGAAGGGTATGATAATGTAGTTTTGTGTTTTGATAATGATGCCGCAGGCAAGGCAGCGATAGACTCAGTAAAAGATCTATTCTCGCCACACAAGCTCAGAATCATGCGGATCTCCGGGGAACTAAAAGACGCCTGTGACTATCTCCGGGAAGGTCGCATTACCGACTTCATGACTTCCTGGTGGGACTCTAAGCTTCACAAGCCTGATGGTATTGTGACATTTGAAGACATCATCAAGGAAGTCGAGGAAGAACAGGAAGACAATTCCACCCCATATCCGTGGGAAGGCCTTAACAACCTGACCTATGGATTCAGGCCATCAGAGCTCGTAACGATCACGTCAGGTGCAGGGATGGGTAAATCCCAGCTACTGCGTGAGCTTGAATTCTATCTGTATCAAAAAACCACAGACAATATCGCAGTGATCGCCATGGAAGAAGTTCCAAAGCGGTCAGGGCTCGGTATTGCATCTTTGCTGGCAAACAGACCACTACATCTACCCAATTCAGGGATCACCAAGGAAGACAGAATCCACTGGCTTAAACAGATAGACCAGTCAAGGTTTTACTTTTGGAAACATTTTGGGTCTGCTGATGATGAAAGCGTCTATAGCCGCATTCGGTACATGTGTAAAGCTTATGATTGCAAATGGGTCATCCTAGACCACATCAGTATCATGGTGTCTTCTCAGGAAGGCATTGGTGATGAAAGAAAAGCCATTGATGCCATCATGACCAAGCTAAGGACACTAGTACAGGAACTGAATATTGGTATGTTCCTGGTATCACACCTTCGCAGGCCTCAAGGTAGCAAGGGGCATGAAGAAGGAGCTCAGGTGTCTCTAAGTGAGCTAAGGGGATCTGCTGCTATTGCACAACTGTCTGATTGTGTGCTTGGCCTTGAACGTAACCAACAAGCAGAAGACTTCAAAGAAGCAAACACAACAATGGTGCGTGTACTGAAGAATCGCTTTGCTGGCCTCACGGGTGTAGCTTGTCGTTTGTTCTATGACAGAGACACTGGTAGGATGGTGGAAGTTGAACCCCAAGAAAAAGAAGACCAAGAGGGAATCCCTTTTTAATGATTCTATTTACAGACATTGAAGCAGATTCACTTAACCCAAAGCACATCTGGGTTGTGTGTGTCAATGGTCAATCATTCTTAACAAAAGAATCCTTCTTAGAGTTCTTTCAAGAGCATCAGTCAGACACATGGGTATTCCACAATGGGATCTTTTTTGATTGCCCTGTGCTTAAAGACTTGTGGGGTATTGAAATCCCAAGGGCTAATGTGATCGACACTTTGGTCCTTGGGAGACTTATAGATCCCTCAAGGCAAGAGGGGCACTCACTAAAAGCTTATGGGGAATACCTAGGCTTCCCGAAAGGTGATCATTCTGATTGGTCTCAGCTAACTCAAGAGATGGTGGACTACTGCCTTAGGGACGTACAGGTCACTAAAGCCACCTATGAATACCTGATGAAGCAAGAGCCTTCAAAGGAAGCCATAGAGCTAGAGCATCAGGTGGCTTGGGTGATTTCAGATCAGGTACGCAATGGGTGGCTTCTGGATCAAAGGAAGTGCTTTGAATTCTTAGGGAAGCTTAAGGAGCGCCTGTTGCAGGTAGAGCAATCAGTGCTCCAAAGGTTTAGGCCTTTGCCAGTATCTGTTAAAGAGATTGAACCTAAATTCAAAGCAGACGGGGCTTTGTCTGTTGTGGGTTTGAAGTTCCTGGGTGATCAATTTAGGGATGTCTCAGGGGTGTTTACCCGTGTTGACTGGCCTGAATTTAACCTAGGATCAAGACAGCAGATTGGTCGCTACCTGCAGCACTTTGGGTGGGAACCTAAAGAATTTACAGAGACAGGACAAGCCAAGGTGGACGAGACTGTGCTTGAAGGGGTTCAGATCCCTGAAGCACAGATGATCGCAGAGTACCTGATGCTACAGAAGCGTATAGCTATGGTGGAATCGTGGTTAGAGCTAGTCAAACCCGACGGGCGTGTGCATGGAGAAGTAAAGACCAATGGTGCCGTGACGGGCAGGATGACACACAGCAACCCCAACATGGCCCAGGTGACTGCTAATGGCAAGCTGTGGGGTAAAGAGTGTCGTGAGTGTTGGATAGCAAAGCCGGGGTACGTTCTGGTGGGTGTGGACGCTTCTGGGCTAGAGCTCAGAATGCTTGCACACTATATGAACGATGCTGCATACACTAATGAGCTACTGACGGGTGATATCCACACACGTAACCAAAAGGCTGCTGGGCTAGAAACCAGGCCTCAGGCTAAGACGTTTATATATGCCTTCCTGTACGGGGCTGGTGATGAAAAGATTGGGTCTATTGTGGGCAAAGGTGCCAAGGAAGGAAGAAAGCTAAAAGAAGAATTCTTAGGTAACGTACCGGCACTTAAAGAGCTTAGGGAACAGGTGTCCAGAGCATCTCAAAGGGGGTATTTGTTTGGACTAGACAGAAGAAAACTCCACATAAGATCAGAACATGCAGCACTAAATACCTTACTCCAATCAGCAGGTGCCATAGTGATGAAAAAAGCACTATGCATACTTGATCAATATGCTAAACTCCAAGGTCTAGATTTTAAGTTTGTTGGTAATATCCATGATGAAATACAAACTGAAGTCAGGGCAGACCATGCTAAAAAGTTTGGTTGGTTAGCAGTTGAATGCATCAAAGCAGCAGGGTTGCATTTTAATCTTAAGTGCCCTTTGGATGGTGAATACCACATTGGGAACAATTGGAGTGAAACACATTGATGAATAACTCAAGCAGCAGAGAAGGTGACTTTGCAGAACACTATGCCATTACCTGGCTCTGGGACAACGGCTTTGAAGTCTACAAGAATGCAGGGTGTACTGGTCCTGTGGACATTGTGGCTATCAAAGAAGGTAAAGTGCATCTGTTTGATATCAAATCAAAAGCATCTGATCTTTCTTGGGGGTTCAAAAGAACCTTTAAGCAGGAAGCTCTAGGTGTACAGATCCTATGCTTCAATCCCAAGAGTCGCAAGCTTCGCTTTGTAAGGCACCGCAAGTAAATGAAAATCTTTAAACTGGTACAAGATATCTACACCCTAGTCCTGACCAAAAAGGCACCGCCTGGGGTTGATGTAGAAAAAGAGATTGATGCTTTTGGTGAAGCAGTCAAGGATCTAATGCGAAAGGAATTCCTGAACAAAAGTTTTGATTCCCGTAAGCTCAGGCTTTCTAACATTGGACGTGATGATCGATACTTGTGGAACCATTATCACTCTAAGGCTAAACAGAAGTATCGTCCTGAGAACCTGATCAAATTTATGTATGGGCACCTGATCGAGGAGATGCTGCTGTTCCTGACCAAGCTGTCAGGGCATCAGGTAACGCATGAGCAGCACCCATGCACTGTAGGGGACATTAATGGCAGCATGGACTGCAAGATAGACGGGATTGTCACTGACGTTAAATCCACCAGCACCTACGGGTTTAAGAAGTTCAAGGAAGGCACCCTAGCTTGGGATGATGACTTTGGATATGTGGCTCAGATCAAAGCCTATGCACACTCAGAAGGTGAAACTAAGTATGGCTGGCTGGCTATGGACAAGCAGAATGGCCACCTGACCTACCTGCTTTATGATGAGCAAGACACACAAGCTCCAATCCACAAGGACATCTCTTACTCGATTGAAGAGCGTGTTAAGCACATTAATCAGGTTGTCAAGCAAGAAGAACCACC